TGCGTTTGCGATTTCGGCGGTGTTTCAGTGTGCGGCCGAACCATCGGCTATAACCCTGCTGGGCAAGGATGCCAACAACTACATCACGCTGACCGACAACACGACGGTCACAGTTGGTATTGCTGGCTCGTCGCAGGCGTTCACGGTGGGCGCGATGGGGACCGACCCGCACATTCTCACAGTCACCCGAGACGCAGACAATGCGGTGAACGTCTACCTGGACGGCACGGTGTCTTCGGCCGGGGCCAAGACCGTTGCTGGGACACTGGCCCTTGAACAGGTGTTAGCCCACGGCTCGGAGTATTTTGCGGGCGATCTGGCCGAAGTGCTGGTGTACGACGGGGCGAAGGGCACGGCTGAGTTGACACGGATTCACACATATTTGGCTGGCCGCTACGGGGTGACGCTATGAACCGGACCAATACGCTCTTGATCGTGACTGCTGCCGAGCGACACGCGGCCAATGCGGCGGCTGTTGCGGTGGCTGGCCCGTATGCGGCCGACACCTTCTCGGTCCCGTACCAACTCGGCAAAGCGCAGACGCCCAAGCCGACGCATTACGTGGCGTGCTGGGACATGCCGGAGGTGCAGTTGAGCGAGTTCCGCAAGCGGATGGCCAGACAGATCAGCGGGAAGAGTGTGGAGGCTATCAGCATCGCCGAGCGAGCCAACCCACGAGATCACATCAAATCAAAAGCCCTCACCCCATCGAAAGGATAAACCATGACCACCGAATCGCTCAGCCTGGCCGACGGCCAGCTCGTATCCAGATTCCGGCATTGGCCGGAAGCCAACACGGCCGCCGAGGTGGAGTTGACCGCTCCGGCCACGGGCCGACGCTGGAGGATCGAAGAGATTCTCTTCGGCTACAGCCTGCCCGTGCCCACCGGCGAGTTGGCGATCCAGCTCGACGGCGCCGACACGATCAAGATACCAGTCGTCGACGACGGCCCGGCGCAGTACGTGCCAGCCGGAGGGATCGAGGGGCTGGAAGCCACGGCCGTCAAGGTCACGCTGGCCGCTGACACGGGCGGAGCGAAGGGCTACCTCAACGTCAAGGCCCGCGAGGTGCCGTTCGCGCCGTAGTCGGGGCCGGGGCGACGCGGGTCCTTCCGAGCCGGGTAGCCCGAGGGTTTCCCTCCCACCACCCCGAGGTTTTTTTGTCCACAAACAAAATTGCACGCCACCACCACCACACCCCGACGCCGCCGGAGGGGGCCGGCCGCCGGGGCCGGGACAGATGAGGAGCCAGTAAGTGGACGCGATCCTGGCCGGACTGATCGACGGGGCCGCTCTGGCCGCCCACCTGGTCGACTCCGAGGCTGGCGACGTGGAGACGGAGACCCAGCCGGACGCGCGGGCGATCCGCCTCGACGGCCGCCGCCGGATGGCCCGGGTCCGCCAGCGGGAGGCACTCCGCGACGTCCTGCCGACTCCGCCGGCGACGGGTGAGCAGTACCACATCATCAGCTCGGCGAAGTGGGATTTCTGGACATGGGTCCCGGCCATGATCCAGTGGCTGGGAGGCCGGACCGACTCGCTCTACTGTTCGACGTGGACGGCCAGCCGAGCCGGGATCACAGAGCTATTCGAGTTGTGCGACGCCGGCAAGATCGGCAGCGTCGGGTTCCTGACCGGCCTGTATTTCAAACGGAGGGAATCGGCGGTCTACGCCACGCTCTTGGGCGGGCTTCGCCGCCGCGGCCACCGCTACAGGGCGTTTCCGAATCACGCCAAAATCCTCTTGCTCTGCAACGAGGCCCGCGGCGATTACCTCTCAATCGAGGGCTCGGCCAATCTCACATCGAACCCGCGGACCGAACAATACTGCATCACGAACGACCAGGCACTCTGGACGTTCTACCGCGATTGGTTCGAGGAGAGCCTGGCCAAGATCAAGGAAGACAAGGAGGCCGGCAAGACGTGACCCAACTCGGCGACGCGATCACTCGCGACAAGCTCACGCAGTACCAGACCGTCGTGGCGCTCCGGGCGACGATCCGCGACCGCAACGCGCTCATGCTGGCACTGACCAGCGAGAAGATCGGGCTCGATCAGGCCGAGGCCGAGGAGATGATCGACCGGGCGACCGGCGAGCTCATCGAGGCAGCCAACTACGTCCAGGAGGAGGAGCTGGGCCGCGCGACCGCTCGGCTCCATCAGCTCTACGTCAAGTCGGAATCGATCCAGGATTACAAGGCCTGCCTGGCGATCCAAAAGGAGCTGAACAAGCTGCTCGGGCTCTACCCCGATGCCCCGCGAGCCACGGCCCCAGCACCATCACCCAGCACAACCGAGGAGGTGTCGCGTGAGCCTGCCAATCCCCTGGCCGGGCTCCGCCTCGTGGCCAATGAATGACCGCCGAAGAACTCTGTGCAGCCCTGGGAATCACGCCGCAGCGGCTGGCCGCGTGGAAGAAACGCGGCCTGCCATACCGGCGCGATGGACGCCGACACGTCTACGACGCCGTCGAGGTCCGCGCGTGGTTGGTCTCCGAGGGGATCGCCGAATCGCCACGGATTGTCAAGACGCGCGACCAGGTTGCCGACCACTTCGGCGTCCACCTGAGGACCGTGGCCACGTGGATGGGAGCGGGCTGCCCGGGCCAGCCGGGCGCCTACGACCTCGACCAGATCGCCGCATGGCGCGACGAGCAGCGGAGGGCCACTGCCGACCCGATGCTCTCGGGCAGCAAAGACCATGCCCTCACGCGCTACCGCGTGGCCAAGGCCGAGCTGGCCGAGCTGGAGCTGGCGACGCTCCGCCGCAACCTGATCCCGCGGGCTGAAGTTCACCTGGTCTTCGAGCGGATCGCCGGACACTGTCGGCGAACGATCGAAACGCTCGCAAAACACCACGGGACCGAGGCCGCCGACCTGGTCCGCGACATGATCCGCACGATACGCCGAGATATCGAGAGCCTCGACACCGCCGACGCATGACCATGCACACCGACAATCCGCTCGCCACCCTCAGCACGCCCGCGCGTGAGGAGTGGCTCTTCTGCTTGACCAACGCCGAGCCGCGGCGACGTCGGACACTGCGCGAATTCGCCGAGGCAGAAATCTACATCCCCGAAGGGCCGTATCAGGGATTGCCCTACCGGGTAAGCCGGCAGCCGTTCGCGGGCCTGCTGTTCGACGCGATCGACTCCGGCCGGTGGACGCGGGTCGCGGCGGTCGGCTGCGTCCAGTCGGGCAAGTCGCTCCAGACCTGGGTCTTGCCGATCGTTTACACGCTATTCGAGTTGGGCGAGACCTGCATCGCCGGCGTGCCCGATATGCACGCGACCGCGGCCGACAAGTGGAGCAAGGAGATTCTCCCGGTGATCGAGTTGACGCGGTACGCCAGCTTGCTGCCGACCAAAGGCAAGGGGAGCAAGGGAGGCACACCCGAGGCGATCGAATTCGGCAACGGGGCCACGCTCAAGTTTATGTCGGGGACCGGCAGCGACGCGAAGCGATCGAGCTTCACCGCCCGGATCGCCTGCCTGACCGAGGTCGACAAATACGACACGGCCGGCGCCGCGTCGAAGGAGACCGGGCCTGTCGGCCAGATGGAGGCCCGCACGCTGGCCTTCGACGACGACAGGCGGATTTTCTTGGAATGCACGCCGACCCACGACGAGGGCCGAATCTGGCTCGAGTACGCCGGCGGCACCCAGAGCCGGATCGTCTGCGAGTGTCCCCATTGCGGCAAGTGGCAAACCCCCGAGCGCGAGAATCTCAAGGGATGGCAGGAAGCCACGAGCGCCGCCGACGCCACTCGGCGAGCCTTCTTCGAGTGCGCGGAATGTGGCAAGCCTTGGACGGAGGCACAGCGCCGGCGAATGAACCAAGCCGCCAAGCTGCTCCATGCCGGCCAGGAGATCGGTCCGGACGGCGAGATTCACGGCAAGCCGGTCGAGACCGCAACGCTGGGATTCAGGTGGAACGCCTTCAACAATCTGTTCTGGCGCTCGGGAACGATCGGCGCGAAGGAATTCTCCGTTGCGGCCGGAGCCGACGAGGAGGACGGTGAGAAGGAGTTGCTGCAATTCTGGTGGGGCCTGCCGTTCGAGCCGCGAGAGATCGACATCGCGCCGATCGACCCCGAGCAGCTCAAGCGACGCACCAGCCGGCTGCCACGCGGGCAGGCCCCGGACGGCACGGTGGCAATCTCCGTCGGGGTCGACGTCGGCAAGTACCTCCTGCATTACGTCTCGATCGCCTGGCTGCCGGACACCACCGGCCACGTGATCGACTACGGCGTGGTCGAGGCCGACGCCGACAGCCTCGGCATCAATCGGGCCGCGGAGGTCGCGCTCCGCGAGCTGCGGGACCTGCTCATGGCCGGCTACGCCGTGCAGGGCGCGCCCGATCCGATGATTCCCGGCCAGGTCTGGATCGACTCCGGCTGGGAAGTCACGCAGCCCGAAATATACGCATTCTGCCGCGTGCCGGATCACCGCGGCCGATTCTGGCCGACGAAAGGCTACGGCTACCTCCAGCAGACCGATCGCGTCTACAGGGCCCCGACAAAGAAGACGCGCGAGGTCCGCGTGATCGGCCGTGATTACCATTTCGCGCGCCAGCGCGAGCACAAGATCGACCTGGTCCACCTCAACAGCGACGTGTGGAAGACGGACGTGCGCGACCGCCTGGGCAGGCCGGAGGACCAGCCCGGCGCTCTGCTGCTCTTCCTCGCGCCGGCAAACGAGCACCAGCGATTTTCCAAACACATCGACGCCGAGCGACCCAAGGAGATCGATCACCCGACCCGCGGCCGCGTGACGATCTGGGAGCCGGTCCGCCGCGCGAACCACTACCTGGACGCCTCGGCCTACGCGTGCGCCGCCGGACATCGGGCCTGGACGCTGGCGACGGCGAAATCCGGTGTGCAGCCTGGCGGATGGTTCGCCGCCCAGGAGCAGAGCCGCAAGCCGCGCCGCCGTGAACCTATCCAGCAGGAGGCCGCACCGTGACGTTTGTTCCGTCCCTCCAACTCACCGACGGTCCCGCGTGCCCACGCTGCGGTTGCCGAGATTCGCGTATCCTTCAAATGCCGACCGTCGATCCGACAAGCTGGTACGCGCGAGCGACGGCGACCGGTCGGGCCCGATGCAACCACTGCGGCTTGGTCTTCGCATTCCGCGGTCTGGACCCCCAGGCCGTCGATGCAGTTATGGCCGCCGTCGACGATCTGCAGGCTGCCGCCGCCCCGCCCCCCAAAGACACCGCCTACCCGGTGCGCGCTTGTCCAGAGTGTGGCAGTCCCGACGTGCGGGTGAAGTCTTCACCCAAGCCGAAGCCGGGCAGCCCCAAGATTCGGTACCACGAGTGCGCCGCCTGCCTCGCCGGATTCAAGTCGGTCGACACGCGGAAGACCTGACCCGGCTTGTCAATCCTGAATTTTGTCAGGTCTGACCTGACTTTTGTCAGATCCGATTTGCAGGAAATCGTTGGACAGTGCCCCGACTGTCCAAGGATTTTCCGGCCAAATGCCAGCTTCGTCTCCCCTGAACTTGTTTACTGATTCAGTAAAACAGCCTACTCGCGATCGCTCGACCTCATGCGATACTCGATCGCATGGGAGTCATCGACGAGATCACCGCCTACCGACAAGCTGCCATCGCCGCGTGCGCTGCTGGCGACTATCCGGCCGCTGAACGCAACGCGTATGCCCTTTTGCTCTGCATGGCCAGCCCGAACGTCTCGCGCAGCCTGGGCAGCGGAAGCCAGTCGATCACCTTTCCGGGCGGCGAATCCATTCAGGCCTTCATCGCGCGAATGTCCACACTCGCCAAGGCCACCGCCGTCCAATCCGGCGGCCCCTTCCGGTCGTCCAAAGTCGTCTACGCTCGGGCGGGGAGGGGATGATGGCGAGCACGATCCGCAAGAGCCGAGTTCTGGACGCCGACGGCAACCACCTTGTGGTCGTCTCCGGCGCCGGCGGCACCCGATACGAGTCGATGCCCGTCTGGATGGCCAGGCACTGGGAGGCCAGCGAGACCACGCGGCTCAATCAAGCCCATTGGCAAATGGCCGACAACCAGGACCGGCCGATCAACGAGTGGATCGCTGAGCAGCTCGCGACCATCCGCGGAAGAGCCATCTACGAGTGGAAGCAGAACGGCACGATCGCCGGCATGGTGAACACGCTGGCCGACGACGTGGTCGGGCCAGACGGTCCTACGCTCGAGGTCCAGAGCGAGAGTGAGGACTACAACAACGCCGCGGAGGCCGTCTGGCGCGAGTGGTTCCGCGCGCCGACGTTCCGCCCGAATATGTCCGGCGCGGCGCTGCTCAGGCTCTGGGTCAAAAACCTGCCCCGCTGCGGCGAGTTCCTCGCGCAGATCGCCACGGACCCGACCGCCGCCGGCCCCGTCAAGATGCGGCTGCGGCCCAAGCACCCGCGCGACCTGGAGAGTCCGCTCGATCGCGCCGGAGACCCCCGGGTGATCATGGGCGTGGAGTTCACGTCGACGCAATTCGACCGGCCCGCACGCTACTGGTTCAACCGCATGTCGCCCGACGGGCTCGGTGCGATCAGCGAGCCGTGGCCGGCCGATCTGGTGATTCATGAGTACATGATCGACGAGGAGGGGCAGGCTCGCGGCTTCCCGTGGTTGACGCCGTCGCTCCAGACGGCCGCCGACCTCCGCGACTACGACGACCAGGTGCAAGACGCCGCGCGCCAAATGGCCGACCAGTCGGGCCTGCTCTACACCGAAAACCCCGACGAGCCATGGATGACGCCGGAGACATCCACGGTCGAACGCAGGACGATCAAAATGGCCCCGCCCGGGTGGAAACCATTCGTTTACCCTGCCACCTTGCCGCCTGTCCAATACCCCGACTATCGCGCGGAGAAACAGCGAGAGATCGGTCGCCCGATGGCAATGCCCCTGCTGATCACGCGCCTCGATGCCAGTCGACACAACTATTCGTCGGCCCGGTTCGACGGCCAGGGCTGGGCGCGGTTCGTCCAGTTCCTCCAGTACACGATCTCCGGGACCGAGCGGTCCTACGGCACGCTGAACCGCCTGGTGGACATCGTGCTGGCGGAGGCCCGATTCTCCAACCCGATCCTCCGCAACCCGCCGCACAACGTCAGCTACCAGTGGACCTGGCCGGCGAGGCCACACGTCGATCCGCTCAAGGAAGCCGCGGCCGGCGAGAAGCGACTGGCGACGCGGCAGTCGAGCCTGACCTCCGAACTGGCCGAGCGCGGCGTCTCAATCGACACGCACATCGGCACGCTGGCACGCGAGCAGCGAAAGTTCGAGGCCGCCGGGCTCGCCCTGCCCGCCTACATGCTGGGCCCCGCCGCAGCGCCCGGGCAACCGGCCGCCGCGGACGATGAAGACCGCCGAAAACCGCGCGCCAATGCATCCAAGGAGAGCTAGACCAATGCCTGACCGCCTGACAATCCGCGAAACGCCCGCAGCCGCGCTCGATCTGACCGAGCGGGCATTCTGCTTGCGGTCCGAGTCCGCCGACGAAGCAACGCGATCCGTCGAGGCCGTGATTGCGACGGATCAGCCGGTCACCGTCTACGACTACCGCACGGGCGAGATTGTCGACGAGATTCTCCGCATGGACGGCGCGTCGATTCCCGACCGGGTCCCGATGTTGGCAAACCATTCGCGGTATTCGCTCAACGACATTTTCGGGTCGGCGCGGAGCATCACCGTCGGCAAGCACGAGGCGACCGGCAGGCTGTACTTCGCGGAGGGCGACCCGGACGCCGAGCGGGCCTGGCAAAAGGTCCGCGGCGGTCACATCCGCGACGTGTCGGCAGGCTATCGCTCGATCAAGTACACCGATATCCGACCAGGCCAGTCGGCCGTGGTCGCCGGCAAGACGTACACCGCCAAGGGTCGCACGTTGAGAGTCACGACCCAGTGGGAGTTGCGAGAGGTTTCTTTGGTCCCGATCGGCGCAGACTCGCGCAGCAAGATTCGGGGCGATCATTTTCACGGAGACGTTAACATGCCCCCGAAACTACGTGCCTACCTGGAGTCGATCGGACTCCGCGCCGAAGCGACGGACGCCGAGGCGCAGACCTTCCTGGCCGGACTCACTGGCGACCAGCGGGCTCGCGCCGACGCGATCACCGCCGAGACCACGCGGACCGACCCGGCGCCGCCGGCCGATCCTCCGGCCCCGGCCCCGACACCGACGCCCCCCGCCCCCACGCCACCGGCGGATCCGCCCGAGCCTCCGCCCACCGTGGAGGAAGCCGCGCGGCGAGCCGTGGCCGCCGAGCGCGACCGTGTCCGCGAGATCACCAGGTTGGCCGGGACGGACGTGTCGGCCGAGCTGCGGCAGCGCGCGATTGACGAGGGTTGGGATATGGCCCGGGCCTCGCAGGAGTTCCTCGGCGACGTTCGCCGCCGCGGCCCCGCGACCGATCCGGCGCAAGTGCCCTACCACCCGACCGCGCAGACCGTGCGGCCGTCGGCACTGAACGCCAACGCGCGCAGCCTGGCCGCCGGCCTGATGATCGCGACCGGGATTTCCGATCCCACCAAGCACGTCGCCCACTCCGGCCGCCGCGACCCGATCCCCACGGACCGGATCACGGAGAAGGAAGCCGAGATCGGCCAGCGGATGGCCCGCATGTCGGCAATCGACATCCTCCGCGAGTGTGTCAGGCAGGACACCGGCCGCCTCTACTGGGACCCGGGCGAGGCCTTCGACGCGCTCCGCGCCGCCACCTCGGGCGGCACGCTGGCGCACGTGTTCTCAACGAGCGTCTACGCGAAGATCGTCGAGGGCTGGAACGAGGAAGTTGACACGACCCTCTGGTGCGACACCGAGGACGTCGCGAACTTCATGACGCAGGAGGACATCAGCCTCGAGGGCGGGAGCAACCTCCGCGTGCTGCCCCGTGGCGGGACCGCGAC